GTCATAGTGAGGACGACGCATAGGTCAACGAAGTTGCTGCCGTGGGCGCAGTCGACCTTGATGACGGAGCCCTTGGCCATGTGGGGGAACTGATCTCCCACGAAGTCGCCAATGGCGTCCTGGCAGATTGGGGTGGTGCCATTCGTGACAGTGAGATCGTCGTTGACTTGCGTACCGTCGTCGTAAATCTTGACGACAGCGTCCTGGGTGATGCACTGACCGCTGATGTGGATAAGTTGGACGTCGAAGGGCAGCGTGAAGTAGGGGTCTACGTCGGCGGTGTAGGTTCCTGGGAACATAAACACGTAGGTTAGTGTACGGTTCATCGTTGCCTCCTGAGTTGTTGGTTGTAGGCTTTTCGCCTTGGCTTTAGATGTTGTGCTTGTACAGGCCACGGTAGTCGATCGGGCCGGTGGCGTAGAAGAAGCGTACCTTGACGGGCATGGTGTCGTTGGTGAACATCAACCCCGCGCGCGGGTCTGCTACGCTGAAGATCTCGGGTGTGCGACCGTAGCGGAACCCCAGGCCGATGGTGGCCCATAGGTTGGGGTCGGCGACGGCGGCCCAGTTTGCGGTGTTGGTCCACAGGTCCACGACGATGACCTTGCGCCGGGCGGCGCGCAGGCGCGCGCTGTGGACGTCGCCCTCGGCGAAGGGGTTCTCATCGTTGTCGGCGGTGCCCGGCTCCCCTTCGGAAGCGAGGATCTGGAGCGCCTTTGTCTCCAGGTCGGGCGGCACGAGCAGGAACTTGGGGGCGGTGAGCGCTCCCAAGCGCTCATCGGAGCTCAACTCGGTTTGCTTGCGCATCGCGAGCCGTGTAGCGTCCCAGGCGGCCCAGGAGAGCGCGGTAGAGCCCAGGTTGGAGTTGCTGGCGTGGAAGAGGACGCGGGTGTTTGAGTCGTCGTAGTAGATGCTGGGGCCGGTGCCTGAGGAGACGGTGAAGATGGCGGAGATGGACTTGGAGAGAGTGAGCCAGGCGGCCTGGGCGAGTGCGCGGGGGGCGGCGGTGAGGCGGCGGGTGTCGTCTTTGTCGATGGCTTCGATGGTCAGCCCAAGGTAGCCACCTTTCTTGACGAAGCTATCCCTCTGTGCCAGGTCATCCCACACGAGTTCCGTGTAAGAGGCGCCCTCGCCGACGGTGGGCAGTTCTCCAACGCCTCCGAGGGTGATCCAGCGGATGTCCTGGAGGGTGGCGAAGTCCTCGATGGAGATGAAGGGCTCCCACCACCTGGGGTACTGCTGGAAGATGTTCATGACGCGCTTGTTCAGCACATTGGCGACGAGTTGGGCCATGGTGGAGGCGGTGACGTTGGCCAGGTAGACGCGGTCTTCCTGGAAGACGCCGGCCATCTCGTAGTCGCCGCTCATCAAGGTGTAGAGTTCGCGGATGCCGGTGAGCGGGCGGATGCCGTTGGGGGGGCGGACGCCGTCTACCATCGCTTGGAGGGCGGCCTCGATCTGGTCCAGGCTGCTGTGCCCGCCGAAGAGGCGGGGGGGCTGACCCATTCCCTGGACGGTGGTGGCTTCCTCGCGTGTTGCGGTGGCTGCGGTGAGGCGGTCGAGTTCAGCTCTGAGGGCGTCCATCTGTGCGGCTACGGGGTCGGGCACTGACTCGTCGGTCGGGGCCTGCTGCGAGGGTAACCCGCTGCGAGTACTCGCGGCAGGCGTGGCAGGCGGCGATGAGTTCAGTTCGGCGACCTGGGTAGCGAGCGCTTCTACGCGCTCGGAGACGCGGTTGATCGCGGCCAGGGCCTGGTTGAGCGGGATGGGCTCTGACGGTGGCAGACTGGCAGCTTGCTGCGAGCCTGGCGTGGTGGGCAGCGCGTCCTGTGCGGGTGTGTCATTGGTCAGTTCTTCTTGGGGCATTTCGTTACCTCCGATTATGGTTGCCCCCGCCCAGATGCGGGGAGGGCGGATGGCGGCGAGGGCGGCACGAACGTAGCCGCCTGCGCCTGCGTCGTAGACGAGGTCGATGGATTCAACATAGCGGATTGCAGTGGTGACTCTAACACCGGTCTCTTCGTCGAGGGTGGTGTCCTGGAAGATGACGGCGCTGAGGCCGACCTGAGGGACTTCGAGGCCTGCTGCTTTGTCGGCTAGCATTTGATCCAGGAGGGCGCCGGCGACTGCGCCGGGCGAGTTGGGGTCCTGGTCGTAGAGGCGGATGCAGCCGGCCATGGCGTTGTCGGCGTCCGACCAGCGGGCATCGTACGTTACGCCGGCGAGTGTGGCGACCTTGGGGTCGTCGCGCCAGCCGAAGCCGAACAGGTCTGGGTGATCGAGGTAAGAGGAAACGGAGTTGAATAGCGGCTCGGCAGGCTTGATCACGTCGGCGGGGATCAGCCAGTTGGATGGCTCTTGATCGGCGCGCTTGACTCGTCCTGGTTGCATGAAGATGCAGTCGTATTCTCGGCGCCCACTGACGTTGACGATGGAGCGGGGTTGCAGTAGAACGCGTCCTGTCGTTGTCTGGGCGCGGATATTTTTTTGAGGAACAATACTTGTCCTGAGGTCTGCAGAAGGATCATCAGCCATAGCGGTTTACTCCTGAGCGGAAGGTTTCGTATCAGTGGCATCGGATTGGTTCTCTTGGGCTTGAGAGAGGATGTGTTTGATCTCGTCCTCACCGATGGTCTCACCGGCAAACTTGAAAGCCAGGCGGATGGCGGTCTTGTCGTCTATCCAGCCGGCCGTCTTCATTGCGGTCAGGGCCTGGATGATCGCAAGGGCGGCTTTGGCGAGTCCCTCGTTGTCAGCGCGTGCGACCTCGGTCGTGGATGTGACGAGTTGGAGGTCGAGGTCGTCGGGGAGCGGTTTCTTTGAGATGGTAACCAGGTAGCGCTTGTATGCGGCGGTGATTAGGTCTTCGAGGAAGCCGCAGAGGGCGGTCTGTCGATCGGTGTAGAAGCGTGCGACAGGTTCCCCCATCTCTTTCGCAGTGGCGTAGTTGGCGGCGGTGCCCTCACCGAGATAGTGGAGGGCGGTGTTTGCGCCGGTGGCGATGGCCAGGCGCAGTGCCCAGCCGTCGTCCTTGACGTCGTCGGCTTCGATTTTGAGGTTGTGGGGGGTGACCTTCATTCCTGATCCGTGGACGAATATACCGTGCTCGATTGGATTGTGGGTGCGTAGTTGCTGGCGTTTTGCCTGGACTAGACTGTCGTCGGTGACTTCGACGTCTAAGATGACCTGTCTAGTTCGTGTGCGGTTCAGTCGCACACGATCTTTCAACCATTCGCTGTAGCGCTTGGCCCAGGGCAGAACGGGCCCCAGGTCGCCCTCGCCCCTGGTGGCTCCTATCTCGCGATTGACTGCGAAGTGGAGCATGAGTGGGGGCAATTTGTGGTAGCGGGGCTTGTAGGCTTTGGGATGGTCTGTGCCGATCCACCACTTGATCTCCACAGTCTCTCGTTGTATCTGGCCGTAACGAAGTTCAGTCTCGTAGTCCTCTTTGTCGGTTTCCAGGTGTAGTATTTGCGAGGCGGGGACGAAGCGGAGGTAACTCATTCCGTCGATCTTGTTGGTGAATAAGACGGGGAACAACTCACCGGCGCGGGTGAGTTCGTTACACATCGGGCCGAGACGTCGGGCGACGTGGTTTTTGGGGTGCCTCCAGAAGGCGCGAATGAACTTGTCTACGTCAGGGTCTTTGCTGGTGACCGTGATGCCGTTACCGACGACGTAGGAGGTGGTCAGGTTGACGATGCGTCGGACGAGGAAATTCTTACGCCAGGCTTCGTGTGCGTCTTGGAGATTGGTGGCGTACTCGCTCCAGGGCTGGTCGGCCGGGCCTGTGCCTCCGGCGATCTGGTCCCATCCGCGCGAGTCGTCTATGCGGATGGAGACGGCTGCAGCGGCGTCTTTGGCGGCTTGGTCTATGATGTCGCCGAAGAGACGGGTTGCGATTCGTTGGCGGAAGGTTGGCATAAGTCCTACGTCCTAAGTCCTACGTCCTAAGTCCTATGTACTAAGTCAATGTTGCTCGATTTGGTGCTGGAAACTCGCAGTTGCGCTCGCGTGGGGTGTGCGCCCTCGATGACGATGGGAAAGTCAGGTCCGTCGAGGCGCAGTATGATTGTTTGATTGAGACTGTTGTGCATTGCGCCGGTGATCCTGACGCCTGGGGGAAGTCGCAGGGCTTTCTCGAGGAGTTGTGGTGAGACTGTGACGGTTACGGCGCGCGGCAGGTTTTGGTCTGTCATTTTGGTTTAGCCTTTCTTTGGTTGGCCGATGGGCCCCTTACCTTTGCCGTGGCCCTGGCCTTTTCCTTTTCCTTTGCTGCGGATTTTGCTGCCCGGGCAGGGCTTTTTGTCGTCTGACATTACCATTCTCCTTCGTCAATTTCCTCTAATACGTCTCTCTGTTCGACCGTTGCACTCTCCCCGGTCCCGGGCCACTCTTGCTTATCGAGCACGGCGGTCAATGCTGCACTGATCAGCAAGTCATCGTGACCGTGTGCGATCAGGCCGTCGTAGGCGACGGGCGTTTCCCAGACTCCCCACTTCATCGCCTGCCCGGGCCGGTCTGAAACCTGGTACTGGCAGTTCTCGACCTCGTACCAAAACTGTCTGGTATCGGGCTTCTGGTCGTGGGCGTAGTCGTGGTACCGGCCGGTCTCTACGATCCCCAGGAAATCCCATCCCAAATCGGATTTGACCTTGCTGGAGAAGGTGACTGGGATGACCTTCTCCCCCAGCGCTTTGGTGAGAAACGAGGCCAGACCTGCTCCTATTGCCGTAGCGTCCACCACGATCCACACGGCGTGCCAGTGCTGGGCCAGGGCCAGCAGTTGACCGTGGAGCGCGGTGTGTTTGGTGCCAAGCCACAGTTTGCGGTCAATGGTG